TCACCTTCCCAAGATACAGCACGTAATGTAGCTGGAGCTGGGTGTGATGATCGTAGTGTTACATCTACGTTTGTGTTTTTTTCGTATACAGGCACAGTCTTGATAAACTCTTCGAGATATGGTGCATCTGAAGCATCATACTCATCAAGCTCTGTTGACTCATATACCTCTGTATAATCTGTTTTACCTACACGTTCAAGTGTAGTTTCGTATAGACCTATCTTACCAAAGTGAAACTTGATTCTATGTAGCACCAGTGATGAGTTTACATCAGATCTAGAGCTGTTACCCTGCTGTCTGGTAGGATAGAATGTAGGAAACTTAACTTCGTAAGGGTATATATAACCAATAGTAAGTGTGGCACTAGACCAGTTACCCGGTAAAGTAAAGCTTGTACCATTTACTGTGGGCTTTGCGTATCGACCAACTCGTGCTGAGTTAGTATTTGTGTCAATCACAACTAAATCATGGTTAGGTGTGGTAACTGTACTCAACCAGCTAACACCAGTAAAGGTAGTTATATTCGTAGTTGAGTTAAAGCTGCCGCCGCTAACAGTAGTATGATTATCCACATGTAATAAGAAGTCGACATTATCTTGTACTATGCTAGGGTCAGTCTCAGTCTGCACCAGTTTTACACTTTGTAAATAGTAATCACTATCTAAAAAGAAATACTCATCATTAATAATAAAATGATATATCAATGGATTATTAAGCTTCCATTTAAACCATGCAGCCTGTTGTCTTTGCTCAGATACTTGGAAATATTTATAACCAAAGACATCATCTGAGCCTGTCTTACCTAACAATATTATAGAGTTTTCTCTAGAGTTTGTTAATAAGTCTATGTCTTTTGGTAGTAGTGTTGGTACGATTTTACTTACCTCTACTATACTAGGCTCTCCTTCACGTTGTATGTTTGCCATCTCATTGAAGCGGCTAAACTTACCAGAGTTGTCAACATAGGCAACTGTTGTGCCTAGAGATATTGGGGGTATATCTTCGTTGTAGTTAAATGTAGATATACTTCGTAGTTTTGCAGTATCAGGGTTGAAAACTGTATCATCTGATGCAAGTAAGAATTGTTGGTTTGTACTAAATACTACCAAACCGGTGTTCATTTCTATACCATCAAACAGTTCTGAAGGAAACATAGATGCGGCAGATATATCTACAGGGTCACTAGCAGATACAGTCAAGGCTGTCTCATTAAAGAAGTCAGGAGTTCCTAATGTTCCCGGTCGTGATGTTATAACATTTTCACCTGACAGCAGTGCTAATCTATTACGAAAGAATAATACTTTGTTAATACGTGCACCTACAAAAGAAGGCATTGGATTAGTTGTATCATCCCCAACTCTTCTATCTTGATATGTAAACTGTTTGACAGTGAATGTAGTTGTAGCTGTACGCTGTATAACCAACGGCATGTTTGTAAGTGTCTTAGCTATACCACCCTTTGCACATTCAGACCAAGAGCCAGACCCATCTCTGTTATTTGCACCATCAAATCTAAGATAGTAGTCATCTTCATCTGACATTCTGGAGTTAGAAATCTTTACTATATAACCATGCTTACACTGATTAGGTAAGTTTTGTACATCGTTTACGGAAGCTTGAAAGCATCGCATTAAGTCTTCTTCAACAATCTCTACACTAAATGGGTTAGAGCTTGATAGATATATACCTGTACCTATGTGTTTACCTGTAACACCAGATGGTAAGTCAGCTATAATACCACCAATAATAGTATCAGCAGTAACAGCTGTATCAGCATCAAAAGGGGTAGGTGATGGTCGTATAAGACCGTCGCCATTAGAAGATATTGTAGCATTTACTTGTGTACTTTCTATTTCAGTTACAGTCACATCGACATATGCCTGTGAGTCAGAGCTATCAGCGTCAGAAGCAGACTCTGGTATAACTCTAACTACATCACCAACAGCCCAACCTTCACCACCATGTAGCAACACAGCTTCTATATTGTAGCTGCATCTGTAGTTATTACCACCGGGGCCATTCTGACTAGCACTGTAGTTAGGGCTAACACCTTGCTGACCTAGAGCTGTAACTCTAAATGTCAAGTTAGTCTTACCAGATGTAAGTGTAGTGCCACTACTATTCTTTACATGAGTTATATTTTCTGATGAACCATAGCTACTTTTAGCTGTAACAGCAAATACTTCAGTTCCTATACCGGGGCAGTGACCTGAGCCGTCACCTTCATCATAACTGTTATCTGTAATCTTTATCTTAGTAGCACGTGTCAGTGTAGTAACAGTAGTACCATTGTTTATATTGACACCATACTGCCTACCGTTTTCTGTACGTAAAAGTTCTATGAACCCGAAGTGAGCATCTGGTGTAGCATCTGTAGTTCCCGTTGTCCCAACGAGAGTGTTAGCATTAGTAGTATCACGGTTGGTAACAAAAGTCGTATCATTGATTGTTAAGAACTGTAAGTTTTCTGGTGTGCTTGTAGCTAGATAGTTTTGTATAGCTGTCTGCCCGCCTGTGCCATAAGCTGTAGTCATAAGCTGACCATCTGTGCAACGCCAGACTCTGACTTGACCATCAGCAGCTACTTGTCCTATGTAAGATCCTTCTGCCTCATCACGAAAGTAATGGAACCACGAACCTCCACTCTGTACACTCGATAGTGCGTCAGTGCCTATACGTTTAGCACCCGGTCTTTTGAACAAACCTTTTGTTAGGTCTGGTATTGCATTTGTTACCTCTGTTACCTGACCGGGAAACTTAAGCTGGTCAGGCTGTTCTGACATTCCTAGTGAGTATTGAGGGATAGTTTGTGTGATACTTGCCATTATCTTCTAAGGTTTCTCCATGGTTGATAGGTTTGATATGCACTATTATCTTCAAATCCAAACATACTATGGTCAGCCTGATTGCACTCATACTCCATAAGAGCAGCTCTTGCAAGTGCTTCTTGTTGAGCTAGTAGTTTTACTAACTGAGGGTTTGCAACTAGCTTTGTGGCAGCAACTCTAGATGCTCTGTATGTTATGTATCTTCTAAAGATAACAGGTAAGTCTTCAAAGTTGTATAGCCTGACAACATCTAAGATTAGATCATCTGTAAATACATCTGTATGATCTATCTTGTCATATAAAAATCCAGCACGACGTACAAGATCATGTGTACGCTTTGCTTGGTTCTCATGTAAATCCATAGACAATATATCATTACCTATAGCTATTTTACCATTAACGTCTCTGGCAAACTCTACATGTTTTTCTGTGTTAAAATGCCACCCCTCTGCCTGCGTGTCTACGTTAGCATCACGGAGTAGGTTATAAATCATTGCTACTTCTGGATTATCAAAGTTAAGAGTAGTCAATGGTGATTGTCCGATAGCCCCCAGTATACTGTTTACTGCGGATAGTTCGGTATCGAGATCAATAGTTGTGGAAGCCATATAAAAAAAGGGGAGCCGAAGCTCCCGTATAAAAATAAAAATTAAGCGTTTGTTGGGTAGTTGTCACCGAACGCAGCATTACCTGTAGAAGCAGGGTCTGCACCGGCTAGTAACTCAACACAAGCAGCTGGGTTTAGGAAGTCTGCACCCATAGCTAGTCTTCCAAGGATTACGTCACCTTGGTATACAACTGATACGTCACCTGAAGTTACCTGAACCTGTGGGCCGATAGCTTCAACAACACCAGCAGCTTCTCTTTGGAAGATAAGTCCGCAGCTGTTCTCGAAGTCAGAGTGATTACCATAGTTGTTATGGATACCAGTTTGGTTAGATCTAGCATCTTCCATTCCATTAGTAGTTGTGTCATCACCAATGAAAGATCCTACGTTTCCGGGGCTTGTTACACCGGGGTTTGTAGCAGATGCAGTACCATACTTAGTACCATAGTTTCCGAAGAACGGAATGTTCATTGACTTGTAGATTCTAATGCCTGCAATTTCAATGATACCTTGTCCAGACTGTAATGCGTCTCCTTGTACGTCTCTGTTGATTAGAGAGTTTGATTCAACGTTCTGGATAAGTTCGTAGTACTGTCTTGGGTTAAGTACAGCTACTCTACCTTCAGAGCCTACTCCCTTCTCGTCTAGTGCAGCAGCAGCATCATAGAAACCGTTGATTAAACATGTGGCATCATAAGCAGCAGTAGCGTTTGTTACACCACTTCTGGTTAATCTGATCTGTGTACCACCGGGCTCTAGATAGCCTGCCTTAGTGATTGGTGACGCAAGACGTGCACCTTTTGCAATTTGACGGAAGATAAGTCTGTCATACTTCTCAGCAAGAGCGTATCCGATCTTACGAGAAATCTCTCCTCTGAGGTCATAGTGAGATAAAGTCTCATCTAGCTCATAGACAAATGCACTTGAGATTAATAGGTCGTCGCATGTAATTGTCTTTTCAGCTACTGGAGGTGCTCCATCGGAGTTACCTAGTATGCTGTTACCGGGTGTATGATACTCGGCTTTTGTGCGTCCAGTGTAGATGAACTGCATTGACTTTCCACCGGAAAGTGTCCTCTTCTGTACTAAGTCTCTAGCGATTGTGTTACGCTGGAAGCCTTTGAACATTTCTCCACTGAACAATTTTAAATACAGTGCTCTCTGTGAGCCAGCTGAATTTAATTGACCCGTACGTGTAAGGCTCGCTGGGTCATTACTTGATTGTTGTGCCATTTCTAAGAATGATATTGGTTTACGTTTCTCAGATCTGAATTTTTTTTGGCCATTTTTTGTGGTCTATCCCACCGTCTAGACGGCTCAAGGTATCCAGCGTACTGGGCTCTCGCCAATAGAGATGGGAGGACTTGAACCTCCCTGTACGGCCTTAACCGATTACTCTTGTGTACTTGATGCCACGATATACGTAGGTTACAGTCATTGTACTCTCCATATACCAAGCCCCGTTCCATGCTTGGGTGTCATGCGTCCCTTGCGGGATGAACGGACGGCAAGTTACTTCTTGCGTCGTTTGTGATTGTAGTTTATACGACGACTACTTGTCTTAGTTCTGTTGAACTTGGCCTTCTCGGCACTCGACATTTCACCTGTCGTCTTAGGTGTTTTAGATGACACACGTCTAGATGGTCTGCAAGCTGGGTAGCCTTTACGCTTCTCACCTTTCTGTCTGCCACAGGGCTTACCAGTTTTGGTGTCAACCCATTTCTCTTGGAACCATCTACGTAAGCTCATCTTCTTTTTGCTTTGCTATAACCGGGGGCAGTCTTCTTCTTACCACCAGCCTTGACTTGACCCTTACATACCTTAACACCGTAGGCGTTAGCGTATGCAGAAGGGTATACTTTAAACTTTCTTTTGGCAGCTGCTTTACCACGTGGACATAATTTACCCATCAGCGTTTCTTACCTCCATGCTTGCAGCCACATTTTGAACCTTTCTTGTGTGCCATTATGCTTTACCCTTTTTGTTTTTCATCATTTTCTTAAGCCTTCTCTGCTCCTCGATGGCTTTGTCTAGGTTTGCTCCGCCAGTAAAGTCATCATCTTTGAGTCGCTTCTGTAGATTCTTAAGATTTCTAGGTGTTATATCCATGGCAAGTTTACTGCCTTTTCTTTCACGCTCTTCGATCTGTTCTGGATCGTTGTCACGCATCCTGTATGTTTTCATTAGCACTTCCATCTGCGTAAGGCAAGTGCCTTTCGTGTAGGCTTGCCGTTTGGTTTTTTCATTGGGCCTTTTACGCCTTTCATACGGGCACAAAATGACCTCTTTCTAGCTCCTCCTCCGGGCTGAGGGGCTTTGAGATTAGAGCCAGTGGCACGATTGTACTTGGCTCTTCCCTTAGCTGTTAGGCCGCCTTTGCGACTCTTCTCACCCCGTCCGAGAGACAGACTTACTCCCTTTTTTCTTGCCATTTATCTTAAGTGAGTTTCGTTTAACTAGACCTTTAGGTATTAGAGCACCATGTCTACGGGGACTATAGTCACCATCAGGTACTAGCCTACCGCCTTCGTTTCTATAAGGGTCGCCGTTTCTATCAAGATAAAAGCCTTTATCTGTAATACCGTATGCGTCCCCGGGAGGTAGAGGATATGCTCCTTTTGCTACCTTTAACGAGTTACGATTTCTTTTTTGTTTTCCGTTTGCCGCCATTTCTAAGCCTCTTGAAGTCAGCTCCTGTGATCTTGTCTCTGGGTGGTGCAACTCTGGCGATCCTCATCTGACCGGCAGAGTATTTCTTCTTACCAGCTGGCTTAGGCATTACCAAATACCGGGTATGATTTGCCCTGTCCAAGCGTAGTTGAGTAGAGCT